AGGTCCACATTATACCAAGTACAAAGGTCTTCATCTAAACAACAAGAAATCAATTTGGATAGGAAATTGTTCATCAACTGCATTGAACAATCTTTGAAGTCTCTTTCTTTTACAAAGAAAGTTTCAAACTTTAAAGACGTCAAAGAGGGTAAATCTTTAATTCTAATCTTAGGATCATTAATGATCTTTTGAAAAGATTTGAAAGAATCACCCTTGAGTGCAGTCTTCCTAAAGTCTCTGAGCTCTCGATTCGTGAGCTCAGGAGAAATCTCAAAAGATTCTACAATGACTCGAGGAAGTGATAAAGATCTAACCTTGTCTAAGATTTTTGATGAATGACTCTCTTTCTTGAGGTCTTCATCTCCATCTTTTACAAGGTATGGTGATCTAACCGGTCTGAATCCGGTCATTTTCCCAAACAATTGATTCTCTTTTGGAAACACCTTCTTGTGGAGTTCCGCTAACCAAACTTCTTTGGCCAGCTTTTGGTTCACAACTGTTCCATGAACAAAACGTGATCCAAGACCTCCATGAGACCTAGGAATGTTCAGAGAGGCAGGTGTGTTAGATAACACATCTACATTATTGCGGATGAAGCAATTTCTAAAAATGTCTTCAATTCCGTAAAACCTCTGAAAATCCGAATAGGTGTCTCCAATACAGGAACCATCTCTTTTGAGGAGAGAGACTTTTCCAGTGTGTTTAATCTGCATTGATCCTCCTTGCTTTATAAAAAGTTGAGAGTTTACAGTACAGAAATCACGGGAAACAAAGTTCTTTCCTAACGAAAGAGATAGACCAATCCTGGGAGCATTAGTTTTCCAACTTGCAATCGCTGTTGGGTTGGTATGAGCAACGATATCGTCGCCATTAACCAAATATTCATCAGGCTTGATACCTGAGTACTCAACAATGAAAGCATTGGCCAAACAAAGAAGCGGGAACGATAGGAGTGAACCCATCAATTGACCAGAATTCTGAGTCCCTGATGGGACATCAGAATGAGGATATTCAATATGATGTGGTCCAATCTCCCATCTCGCCCAATCCTTTGTTGGCTGATGGTCAATATGCTCTAGGATTCCTTCCATGAGGGCTTCCGTAACCCACATTGGAAGGTTGTCAGTAGCGGCTGTATAGTCGCCTGACAACCAAAC